TTAAGCTTGTACGTTGCCCCGCTGAATACAATGACAAAATTAATTGCCGTAATTGTGGGAGCGGTAAGCCCCTTTGCGCGAGGCTCAAGCGTAGTTATATAATTAAATTCGTTGCGCACGGTAACCAAAAAAAGAAAATAGGCGTCAAGGATTTCAAAGGCGGTTGCTATGCTAATTCGGGACATACGCGCTTTGCATGGCAAGATACACAGAAGCGCAACGCTTCAAGCTATTCGGACGCTGAGCGCTTGACTGGTTGGGTAAAGACTCTACCGCATGGGACGTTTATTAGACACCATATCGCGGGGGACATTGGCAATGAATAGTTCTTTGTTATTGCTAGTTATATCATTAACTATTTATTTTAATGCAATATTCACCCCGTTTTATTAAGGCGCTGATCTTTTTGGCGCTTTTACTTCTCATATTTATAATATAAACCTAAATTAATAGGACAATCTAGGACGCGGAAAACGTGGCTTTTTTCAAAACAAAATAAGCCACGGTCCCCGCCCCGCTTTCCCCTCAAAACTTTCAGAAAACATTTGAATAATTGTCCCAATAATATAAGATTTAATCATGATCAAAAATAGTAAAACACAGCCCGTGAAAATATTAAACACGGGCGCTTATCTAAAGGGCAAAATTGCCGTTGATAAGATCATTAGCGCTTCAGCCGTGAAGCTCTTTTTAAGATACCGCAATGAAGAGAAGCGCGGTTTAATTTATGATGCATTGCGCGGTGTCTTTCATAAACAACCGCGCTACGTTTACGCGGACTTTAAAGGCTTGCTCCGTGATGCGGGGACCGTGAAATAATGCGCCCCGCGACTTGTAGATATCACCGCGGATTTTTAATCAGTATCCGCCGTCGTGAAGTGGGGGACGTTTGCGTTTCAGTCCTTAATTATAATAATATCCCAAACTGGATAGCGCCCGCGCAATACTGTAAGCCGTCCGAATTGTTGGGCGTCCTTAGAGATATCAAAGACGAAATAAACTCACTATTCGATTAACTTTATTCACGCCCCGCGCTTCACGGCGCGGGGTTTTTTTTACGCCTGAAAACGCATGCGACATATTGCACGTTGACACAAGATGTAGTATGGTTACCGTGTTCCGTGGCACAAGATACTGTGTCAATGCGACATAATGTCGCAGGCATGTGACCTAGGGTACCTTGGAGCACGGACAACGCAACATATAGTGTATCGCGAACCCCCTACCCCCTAAATATGGGGTGTGGCAATTTGTCGCAGCCCTACGGGCCATGTTTTAGATATACAATAGGCGCAAAATACTTATGGCATATAAAACCGAAGCAGAACTACAAGAAGAGCTAATCAGACTCCAACTCGCAAAACTCAACAAAGCAGAGAACGAATTTATTCCGTTTGTCAAAACTGTATGGCCCGAGTTTGTCGAGGGACCCCACCACATAAAAATCGCAAAGCAGTTTGAAAGGATTGCTAGGGGCGAGATAAAAAGATTAATTGTAAACATGCCGCCTCGTCATACGAAATCAGAATTTGCTTCCTACCTCTTCCCTGCATGGATGGTGGGCCGTAATCCGAAACTCAAGGTCATTCAAACCACGCACACCGGAGAACTCGCCGTTCGATTCGGTCGTAAGATGAAGAACCTTATTGACACCGAAGAATACCGCACGGTCTTTCATGATGTGAGAATTAAATCAGATTCCAAAGCGGCAGGACGTTGGGAAACGAACCACGGTGGTGAATACTACGCTGCCGGTATTGGTGGTGCGATTACAGGTCGTGGTGCTGATCTATTGATCATTGACGATCCTCACTCCGAACAAGATGCGTTATCCGAAACCGCGATGGACTCAGCCTATGAATGGTACACCTCTGGTCCTCGTCAGCGTTTACAACCCGGCGCTGCAATCGTTTGTGTGATGACTCGTTGGAACACGAAAGATTTAACAGGAAGATTGATCAACGCACAGGCACAAGATGTCAAAGGTGATAAATGGGAAGTCATCGAGTTCCCTGCAATCTTACCCAACAACAAACCTGTCTGGCCTCAATATTGGAAGCTCGAGGAACTCGAAGCAGTGAAGGCATCCTTGTCGATTGGAAAATGGAACGCGCAATGGCAACAAAATCCTACGGCGGAAGAAGGATCGATCATCAAAAGAGAGTGGTGGAAAGTTTGGGAACACGAAGAGAAACCTGATCTGGTTCACATTATTCAAAGTTATGATACCGCGTTTAGTAAAAAAGAAACAGCTGACTTTTCTGCTATTACCACATGGGGTGTGTTCTATCCCCCTAATAAAGGCCCCCACCTAATTTTACTGGCTGCCAGAAAGGGACGTTGGGATTTTCCAGAATTAAAAAAAATTGCTTTAGATGAGTATCAATACTGGGAACCTGAAACTATTATCATCGAACAAAAAGCATCGGGGCAACCCCTAACGGACGAATTACGTACCTTAGGTATCCCTGTTGTGAAATATACTCCGAGCAGAGGAAACGATAAGATGGTGCGTGTCAACTCTGTGGCACCTATATTTGAATCGGGCAAAGTCTATGCTCCCGATAAAAAGTGGGCAGAAGAAGTTATTGAAGAATGTGCGGCTTTCCCGTATGGTGATCACGACGACTTGGTTGATAGTACCACTCAAGCAGTGATGCGATTCAGACAAGGTAACTTTGTGACTCTCGAGGATGATTATGATGATCCCCCTCGCGATGATGTTTTTGTTGATGAAAATCGATATTATTAATGTTATAAAAATCTAATGGCTATTGGAAATTCATTTATGGATATGATTAACAAAGGTGTTAAGGATACCAAGAAAGAAGGTATCATGACAGCCGAACAATATAAATTAGGCGGCGACCTAAATTATGTCATTGAAATGATGAAAAATGAAACAGATCCTGACAAACTAGAAGAATTAAAATCTATCATTCGTGAAATGTTAGGTACTTCCCCTTATATGTCTATTAGACAATCACCTGATTTAAAAGCGTCTAATGATGAAGCTGTCCGTCAACTAGAAATTCTTTTTGAGATGTTCAAAGATCAAGGTATGTCTGACGAAGAAGCAGAGAAGGCGGCAAGAGAGAGAATGGAAAGCGCTGCTGTGAGAAAAGCAGCCGATGGCGGAATCATGTACCTTGCTCCGGGAGGCTCGGTCCGTACACCCTCAACCTACGAATCAAAAGCTTTCGAAGAATATATCGCGGAACTCGGACCAGAGTTTCAAAAAAGAGATCCTGACACAGGAAAGATGAGAGGTAGTAAAGGATTGTGGAATAAATTTGTTTTAACAAAAGGAATCAAACCGAGTTCCACCGCAGCAACAGAGTTATTAAATGATATGAGAAAAGCAAAAGGACTATCTCCATATATCTCTACAGATATGGCATTAAAAGGGTATGGTAAAGACGCAGTAGAAATTGCAACAGGAACAAAGACTGGTCAAGTTGGAGCCGCGGACCGTGATGCATTCTACAAAAAATCAAAAAGCGTTTTTAAAGAAGCAGATAATATGGAATTCAAAAGCAAAAACGATAAATATAAATTTATCGAAAAACAATTAGTCAAGGCGTATCCAACCTTAGCAGGAACAACAGCACTCGCTACTTTCATTAGCAAAAGAGCTTTGGGAGGAATCGGAGCAATGATGCCGTCTGAGTTAGAAGCAGCAACAATTTACTCACCCGAAGACATGGAAAAAATTTTAGGAGAGATGAAGATTAGGGAGAAATTTCAATAATGGCAATCGATAAAAGAATTACAGGCGAAGCAGGCGAGATCGAGATCGAAGATAAAGATATTACCGAGGTCCTTGGTCCGGGAACCACGGAACAAGAAACAGTCGAGATGATGGAAGATGGTTATGTCAAAGGATTAGACCTTTTAGGATTTAAGTATAGTGAGCGAAGTCAACCGTTCCAAGGTGCGAGCGGCGTGACACATCCTTTACTCGCCGAATCCGTCACACAGTTTCAAGCACACGCTTACAAAGAAATGTTACCCGCCGGTGGTCCAGTTCACACCCAAGTCGTCGGTGATCAAACACCGGAAGTCATGGCACAATCAGAGCGTGTCAAAGATTTCATGAACTATGAAATCACCAACACCATGGAAGAGTACGATCAAGAAATGGATCAAATGCTTTTCTATTTACCGTTAGCCTGTTCGACATTTAAAAAAGTTTATTATGATGCGACTCTTGGAAGAGCCGTATCGCGTTTCGTGCCTGCGGAAGATTTAGTGATTCCGTATGAAACCACGGATCTCGAAACAGCGGAGATGATTGGACAACGTGTTCGCATTACCGCAAACGATCTACGCAAGAAACAAGTCATGGGCTTTTACAGAGATATCTCGTTAAAAGCAGGACAAGAAGAACAAAATCAAATTCAACAAAAGTACGATGATTTAGAAGGTACGCATCCTGAAGAAAACGATGATGACATCTTCAATCTGATCGAGTTCCATGTGATCTGTGACATCAAAGGTTTTGAAGATCGCGGCATGGATGGTGAGCCCACCGGTATTATGTTACCGTATATTATTACAGTTGACGAAAACTCTTCTGAGGTTTTATCGATTCGAAGAAACTACAAAGAAGGTGATCCGTTAAAGAAGAAGACCGAATACTTCGTTCATTATAAATTCTTACCGGGTCTAGGATTCTATGGCTTTGGATTGATACACATGATTGGCGGACTGTCTAGAACTGCCACTGCGGCCCTACGACAACTACTAGACGCTGGTACTCTTTCTAATTTGCCTGCCGGCTTCAAGGCAAGAGGGCTCAGGATTCGAGATGATGACGCTCCGTTAAAACCGGGTGAGTTCAGAGATGTGGATGCACCGGGTGGTAGCTTACGTGAAGGTTTACTTCCTCTACCTTATAAAGGTCCTGATCAAGTCTTGATGCAGTTACTGGGTTTCTGTGTGGAAGCAGGAACAAGATTCGCAGCTATTGCCGACCAGAAGTTAGGCGAAGGTTCTCAAGCTAATCCTGTGGGGACAACCATGGCGATTATGGAACGTGGCGCGAGAGTCATGTCGGCGATTCACAAAAGATTACATCACGCACAGCGTAAAGAGTTTAAAATTCTAGCAAGAGTATTCGCTGAATACTTACCACCGGAATATCCATACAACGTTGCCGGTGGAAACAGAATGGTCAAGATGCAAGACTTCGACGATAGAGTTGATGTCATTCCAGTATCTGATCCAAACATCTTCTCCATGGCACAACGTATTACGTTGGCACAAACCGAATTACAATTAGCACAATCAAATCCTCAAATTCATAATCTGTACGAAGCATATAGAAGAATGTATGAAGCATTAGGCGTGCAGAATATTGAACTGATCCTACCCCCACCTCAACAGCCCACCCCTAAAGATCCGGGTATCGAAAATGCGGCTAGCTTGACCGGACAACCGATGCAGGTATTTCCGGGGCAAGATCATCAAGCACATATCGATGCACACAGAGCCTTCATGAGTTCATTCTTAGTCAAAAATAATTTACCGGTGTTAACAGCATTACAAGCACACGTGTCAGAACACATTGCCTTACTCGCAAGAGAGCAAGTAGAAGCGAAAAACGCTCCTCTCATCCAAGAGCAAGCACAACAATTTGGTGGTCAGATACCTCCAGAGCTTCTACAACAGTTCCAAGCACAGAACGAAAAAGAGATTGCACAAGCCATCGCATCCATGACTAACGACGCAGTAGCTGAAGAGCAAGAATATGCAGAAAAAACGGGTGAAACCGATCCTTTGATTGACTTAAAACAGCAAGATTTACTGTTGAAGCTCAATGAACAGCAAATGAGACAGAAGGAACAGGAAGAAAAGTTTGAAATTGACCGCGAAAGAATCAAATCTCAAGAAGAACAGACCGATAAACGCGTTCAAACACAGCAAGATATTGCAAATTTAAGAGCACAAACCACTATGGCGAAAGCGAGAGGAGCAAATCGTGGCCCGAATGCCTAAAAAACTCACTGCCGAGCAAAGAAAAGCGATCATGAAGCTGTTGGCAAAGAAAAAAGGTGTCGATGCTAACGAAATTCGCTCTGAAATAGCTAGAGTATTGAAGGGAGGCACTGCAATTCCTCGATATGCAAGTAAGGGTGGCTACATGGAGAAGAAAAAGAAAGGTGCGACAAAAAATGCCCCTAAAAAAAGGTAGTAGTCAGAAGACTATTAGTGGTAATATAAAGAAATTAAAAAAGGAGGGTCGTCCTCAAAAACAAGCAATAGCAATTGCACTTAGTGAGGCAGGTAAAAGCAATGTCAAAAAGCGAAAAAAAGGAAAAAGAAAGTCTAGTAGATGAAGCAACCATTGAGGTGGTTGTATCTGACGTCGAAAAGATAGTTTCCCTCATGATTATGCAAGGTTATGACGGTGTAACTATATCCAGTGCTTTACTGGGCGTAGGAAAACGTGTCATGACAGCCTCCTTAGGTCATTTAGACACAAAAAGAGCAATTGAAAGGCTTGCAAAATTTCCAGATCATAGCTTGATTAATGGAAATTATACGATACACTAACCGCCATGAAAATAACACAGTCCACACCAATGAAGTTGACACCAGACGGCAATGTTCCTCTAAAGACAAAGCCGACTGATCCTGCAAAGTCTAGCACACAAGGACAAAAAGCAGTTCAGGTTAAAAAGAAACCATTTAAGGGGGTATTCTAATGGATATGATTAAAAAACTTTGGAACGATCATCCAAAGAAAAAATGGCTTGTAATCGGTTTAGCAATCGGTTGGGCAGCCGCTCAATTTATCTAATCAAAAATGTTATGGGGTTTGCTTGGTACAGTAGCCAAAGGCGCAGTTGATGTTATTAAGACAAGGACAGAAACGAAAAAGCTTATGGCGGAAGCTGAGCAAACTCATATTAGAAAAATGGCTCAAGGCGAGATTGATTTCGCCATCGCTTCACAAAAGAATATGCAAAACTCTTGGCGTGACGAGTGGTTTACGGTCATCCTTTCGCTCCCTCTTCTAATAGTATTTGGTGCCATCTTCTTTGGCAAACCCGAATGGATTGATAAACTTCAAGAAGGGTTTTCCACTTTGAACAATCTCCCTGAGTGGTACATTTGGGCATTAATGGCGAGTATAGCCAGTTCGTTTGGACTCAAGATTTCTGACATCGCGATAAAAAAGTTTAAGAAATGAATCAAGACTGCGTAAAATGCGACTGTGGTTGTCATTGTGGCACGACTTGTATTTGGTGCGGTTGTGTAGGGTGTTCTCATGAAGAAACAAATAACCAATAGTAACATTGACCATGTCGTCAAAAAGACTACAATAGGAGACGGACGTATAAGTACAGCCACTATGAATAAACATAAGAGGCGCAACTTTAAAAAATACAGGGGTCAAGGACGATGAAAAAGAAAAAGTTTCCAGATTTAAGTGGTGACGGTAAAGTCACTAAAAAAGATATTTTGATGGCACGTGGTGTGATCAAAAAGAAGACAAAGAAAAAGGTTAAAAAGAAAAAGTAATGGGAAAACTTTGTGCAAGAGGTAAGGCGGCAGCGAAGCGTAAATTCGATGTCTATCCTAGCGCATATGCAAATATGTATGCTAGCGCTGTTTGCTCTGGCAAAGTAAAACCCGGCGGTAAAAAGAAACCAAAGAAAAAAGCTTCTGGTGGAATGATCAATAAAGTTTCACAAGAGAGAAAAAAAGTTTCCAACTTCAATCAAGGCGGCATTGCAAAAGGATGTGGTGGTGTTATGAACAATAGAAGGAAAGTCACTAAGCGTGCGTAATGGCAAAAAAAGGTCTACGCGCTTGGGTCAAAGAAAAATGGGTTGACATAGGAGCACCCAAGAAAGACGGTAAGTATCAACCATGTGGAAGAAAATCAGCGAAAGGTTCAAAGAGGAAGTATCCCAAATGCGTTCCCTTAGCGAAAGCGCGATCTATGAGCAAATCTCAGAAAACGTCCGCCGTGCGAAGGAAGCGTGCCGCTGGAAATACTGGTCCAAAGCCAAAAATGGTTTCAACCTACGCAAAAAAGAAAAAATAGACGAACACGCAAAACATTGGGGAATAGGATCATGAATTTAGAAGACTTGAAAAACGAGATTAAGCAGGAAGAAGGTTATAGACTGGAAGTTTATACCGACACAGAAGGTTACCCTACTGGTGGGTATGGTCACAAAATAATAGACGGCGAGGAAATTCCAACAACCAAAGAAGGTTGGGAACAATTGTTTGAAAAAGACTTTACAAGAGCTTGTGAAGGCGGTCAAAGAATCTACGACGGTTGGGATATTAAAGATGAAGCTAAATGCATCATTATTCACATGGTTTATCAAATGGGTGAGGCAGGAGTTCGTAAGTTTAAACGAGCTTTATCACACTTATATAACCAAGAATACTCGCTCTGCGCGGCAGAAATGTTGAATTCGCGTTGGGCAAATCAGACCCCGAACCGTGCAAAAAGACTCAGTGATCACATGGCTAGTTTATAGACGTGGACATAATTAAATTTACCGACCATTTAAAAAAAATAATTAAGACTAGACAAAGCGACATTTCGTCTGCTATTAGTAATGGTAATGCAAAATCTTACGATGAGTATAAACAACTTGTCGGTGAGCATTTAGCATATACTAACATTTTACAGGAACTCTCGGACCTGCTAAAAAAACAGGAGCTAATAGATGACGAAACTGATAGTGCCTAAGCACTTAAAAGAAAAGGTAGAAAAACAGAAGGAAGAATCCGAAGCTGCGAAGCTACCAAATCCAACGGGCTGGAGACTTTTACTATTACCAGTTCGACTCCAAGAAAAAACAAAAGGCGGTGTTTACTTAACCGACGATACAATTCACATGGCACAGATTGCCGGAAACGTTTGTAAGGTTTTGAAGGTAGGACCTTCTGCTTACAGAGATAAGGATCGTTTCCCCGATGGACCATGGTGCAAGGAAGGTGATTGGGTAGTCATTACCAAATACGCCGGATCTCGATTGTACATTGACGGTGGGGAATTACGTGTGGTGAATGACGATGAAGTCATTGCACAAGTAGATGATCCAATGAGTATTCTTCCGTCCAACGTAAAACTAGACAAGGTAGAAAGGTAGGTAGCCATGGCAGAAGACAAATCCAAAATGGTAGATATCGATACTTCAGGTGATGAAGTAGAAATTGTTTTAGACGAACAAGAATCTAAAAATGAAAAAGAAACAAAAGATCACGGTGAAGTAAAAGAAGAAGTTAACGTCGAACAAACTCAGGAAGAAGATGTTTCACGTGAAACAAAATCCGATGATGGTTTAGACGATTATAGTGAGTCTGTTAAAAAGAGAATCGCTAATCTTACTAAAAAATATCGCGAAGCTGAGAGGCAAAGAGAAGAGGCTTTAAAATATGCTGAAGGACTAAAGAAGCAATTTGAAGATAGCCAAACTAAATATTCTCAGTTAGATAAAGGATATTTAAGTGAGTTTGAATCTCGAGTAACAACACAAACAGAAGTTGTCAAAGACAATTTAAAAAGAGCTATTCAAGCAAGAGATGCTGACGCTATTGTCAAAGCACAAGAACAACTTGCTCAATTAACTCTTGATAATGAGCGTCTTAAAGCAACAAAAAAGTTGGAAGAGGAGAAACCTGCTCAGCCACAACCTGTTGATCAAACACAGACACAACAATCACAAGCACCTCAACAACCTGCTCAACCTGATCCGAAAGCGGAAAAGTGGGCAAGAGACAACACGTGGTTTGGTCAGGACGAGGCCATGACGTACGCAGCCTTCGGAATTCATAAAAAACTTATTGAAGAAGAAGGGTTTGACGCACAGTCAGATGAATACTATAATGAAATAAATTCTCGAATGAGAAAAGAGTTTCCCCATAAATTTTCCGATGGGGGAGATGTCGGAAAGCAATCGAAACCCGTCCAAACGGTTGCTTCTGCGAAGCGCGTAAACAAAGATGGACGCAGGTCTGTGAGGCTCACACCTTCACAGGTAGCGATAGCCAAAAGGCTAGGTGTGCCGTTAGAAGAGTACGCTAGATACGTGAAGGAGGCGTAACAATATGGAAAATGAAACTAAAATAAATAAAACTTCACGCAAGTTGGAAACCCGTGAAACGGAAGCTCGACCAAAAGCATGGGTACCACCTTCATCACTCGAAGCGCCACAACCTGACGAAGGCTGGCATCATCGATGGGTAAGATACGAATATCGTGGAATACCCGACGATAAAAATGTCAACGGTAGGTTGAGACAAGGGTATGAATTTGTAAATGCAGATACATACGGTGATCGTCTTGATATACCGGCAATAGCCGACGGAAAGTTCAAAGGCGTCATAGGAATAGGGGGACTTGTTCTTATGCGATGTCCGATTGAGATCAAAGAGCAACGTGATCGTTACTTTAAATCTCAGACGGAGGGTCAAATGCAGAGTGTTGATAACGACTTAATGAAAGACGAGCACCCTAACATGCCAATCCATAGGGAAAGGCAAAGTAGAGTAAGCTTCGGAGGCCCAAAGCCAACCGAAGATTAATTAACTAAAATATACTTAGGAGGTATATACTATGGCAAATAAAGACGCAGCCTTTGGTTTACGCCCACTTGCAAAATTAGGCGGAAACTATAACTCATGTGGTTTTTCCACATACGCTGTGAAGTCTGGTAATAACTCAGGGGATATATTTGAGGGTGCAGTTGTAAAACTAGGATCTGACGGATACGTAGTCGTTGCAGGCGACAGTGACACACAAATTTTGGGTGTTGCAGGCGGTATTGAATACACAGCAGCAGACGGTAAGCCGACATTTTCTAACTACTTTCCAGATACAACCACAACTCAAGGTTCCGCTGACATTAAGATCAGAGTGTACGATGATCCAAATCAATTATTTTTGATTCAGGCTGATGGTACTTCTGCTCAGACTTCAATTGGAATGAACGCTGATGTTACTGGAAACGCAAACGGTAACACAACGAACGGTATATCAAGTGGTGAACTAGACTCATCAACACTAAACACAACAGACTTAATGTTAAGAGTAGTTGGTGTTGACGCTGATCCAGATAATGAAGATTTAGCTAGCGATAACGCTAACCTAATCGTCAAGATCAATGATCATTTCTACGCACCAAATACAGCAGGCGTATAGGAGGTTAAACTATGGCTATATCTAGAAGTCAACTCGTTAAAGAGTTGGAGCCGGGTCTAAACGCACTGTTTGGCTTGGAATATCAAAAGTACGAAAACGAACACGCTGAAATCTTTAATCAAGAATCATCAGACAGAGCTTTCGAAGAAGAAGTAATGTTAACAGGTTTTGGTAACGCACCTGTGAAGCAAGAGGGCGCAGCAGTAACTTTCGACTCTGCAAACGAAGCATACACAGCACGTTATTCACATGAAACCGTAGCTTTAGCATTCTCCATCACTGAAGAAGCTGTAGAAGATAATCTTTATGACAGATTATCAGCTCGTTACACAAAAGCATTGGCAAGATCAATGGCACACACAAAGCAGATCAAAGCGGCAAACGTATTAAACAATGCGTTTACAGGCGGTGCTTCTGCTGGTGGTGACGGCGTTTCTCTTGTGAACACTGCACACCCAACAACAGGTGGTGGTACATTCTCAAACAGAAATGCAACCGATGCAGACTTAAACGAAACATCACTCGAGCAAGCGATGATTGATATTTCTCAATTCATCGATGAGAGAGGACTAAAAATTGCTGTACAAGCAAGAAAAATGATTGTCCCACCTCAATTAATGTTCGTAGCGGATAGAATCCTAAACTCAACATTGAGAACAGGTACATCAGACAACGACATCAACGCATTAGTGAACATGTCAATGTTGCCTGAAGGTTATAGAGTAAATCACTATCTAACAGATACTGATGCATACTTCATCATGACCGATGCACCTAACGGATTCAAACATTTCGTAAGAACTCCATTAGCAACAGCTATGGAAGGTGATTTCGACACAGGTAACGTGAGATACAAAGCTAGAGAGAGATACTCTTTCGGTTTCTCAGATCCGCGTTGTGTATACGGTTCACAAGGTTCCTAATCGGAACGTTTGTTTTCATAAACAATCCTTTCAGAAAAGGGCGGTTGTATCCGCCCTTTTTTTATGCCATAATTCAACCTCTAGCGTAACAAACGAGTTATACAGACAGAGCTAGACTGACGGTATAGAGACTGTATGACGAGGTCTATACAACCAAGGAGGTTTAAATATGGGCAATTCAACATGGTCGGGTCCGGTAAGATCAGAAAACGGATTTGAATCAATCACAAAAAATGCTTCTACTGGCGTAGTAACCACTAATGCTACTTTTGGAAGTGTTATCTCTGGTAGTAGAGAGTCTTTAGCAGGTGCAGGTGCAGCAAGTGTTTCTACAATCACAACTGATGTAGATGCAGACGGAACAGGTAACGTTGTTACTCTTGCGAACGGAACCGCGGGACAAATTAAAATTATTACAATGGTTAGTGAAGACGCAGGAACAGATACAGTTGTTATTACACCGGCAACTTTTGCACAAGGTTCTACAATTACTTTAGACACCGTGGGCGAAGGCGCAATTTTAGTGTATAACGCAACAGTAGGTTGGGTCTGTGTTGGCAACAACGGCGGCGTAATAGCATAAGGGGGTAAACAATGGCCTTCGATAGTGATATTCTCGTTAAGGGTGCAGCAGCCGATGCTACCACTACAATAAATTCTCAACGTTCTCGTTTGAAAGGATTTATTATTGGAGTAGATGGTACAGACGACGGCACCGTAACCTTTAATGATGGTGGATCTGCCGTTTTCAACGTAGCTGTAACTGGGGGAACCTCAGACGTTGCAATGAACATTCCTGAACAAGGTGTTGTATTTAAGTCAAACTTAAATGTGACTACTGTTAACTGCACAGTTAATGTATTCTACACAGGATAATGGCAGATAAACAACCACCAAAAACTAAAAAGTATTTCCGCTCTACCAAAAGTGGAGCGGGAATGACTAAAGCCGGGGTCAAGCGCTACAGAGCAGAAAATCCCGGTTCTAAATTAAAAACTGCTGTTACTGGAAAAGTAAAGCCCGGAAGTAAAGCCGCAAAAAGACGAAAATCATATTGTGCTCGATCAGCAAGGCAAATGAAAAAGTTTCCTAAGGCAGCAAAAAATCCAAATTCAAGATTAAGACAAGCGAGGAAAAGATGGAAGTGTTAGAAAATTGTATTGCATGTGGATGTGATCCATGTATCTGCGATGACAATTGTGACAGTTGCGGAGCATGATGAAACACGATTGGTTGATATATATCGCGGCGATAACGATGTTCATACTGACGGTCAGTCTTGCCTTTGCTGAAACTAACACCGTGTCCAGTACGGTAGTAACAAATTCTACTCCTCCCACTGCAAACGCACCTACTATTATGAATAATAATAGTGATATTTGTAAGGTGGGTGTCGGAGCGTCTGTTCAAAACAACGTTGTTGGCGTGGCTACAGGCGTGGTCATTGATGACGAGCTGTGTCAAAAATTAAAGCTAAGTCGTTCCATGTATGCCTATGGCATGAAGGTCGCTGCGGTATCCATACTTTGCCAAGACGCAAGAGTCTGGGACGCCATGACCGATGCTGGGACCCCGTGTCCTGCACGAGGTTCTATAGGAACTGAGGCTGCTCAATATTGGACTGATAATCCAGATGAAATTCCAGACGGAAGTAAATATAAAACAGAATACGTTCAATCTAATAAATCAGAACCAAAGGAGTTTAGTAATGCTGACAATGCTTTATTATTTAAAACTTTGTTTATTATTGCTACTGGTTTCCTTATCCTCTAAAGCAGATTGTTTACCTGATGTTGAAGGACTTTGTACTCCGGGCGTCACGATCGATGAACAAGTTACCATAGAAAAAACAGAAGAAGATAAAGGTACAGAGATTATCTTCACAACGACTACTACGAAAACCACCACTACAACTACAGTTACTAATGAAGATTCAGGCGATCTACTAGATGGTAGTAACGACTATGTTAGTACTAGTAAAGAAGGTGATATGGACTACGATTGGGGAGGCGAGGGTCCAGCATCAATGCCATCAGGAACTACTTGTGTAAACTTAGGAACAGATAGATGTGCACAAATAACTGGTGGTGGAGATAGTCAATCTCGTATGGGTGTCGATGGTATGGGCACCACTTTTTATCAAGAAGTTGACATTTCTAATTTAAATATAGATAACGGTGGTGAGGTTACATATTCCATAAAAGTCGATAAACAAGATGCTCAAGATAGAATCTACATGCACGTTACAGGAACTGGCGGAGGGACTACCGTC